AGCTAGACGGTAGGATAATGGCCGATGGCGTTTTACAAAATATGGGCATCACGAGTAAAAGGCGATCCGAATGAGTTTGTTGGCGACGAAGGTAGGCTCTTTTATGACGACAGCGATGGCATCATTAGAATGTCCGATGGTGAGACACAAGGTGGTATCTCATATATTAGTAATGGCGGCAGTAGTGGGGACCCAACTGGCAGTCTTGATATTTATATTGATGACTTTCCACTAACAGGATCGTCAGTTACACTTAACTTCTTAATTTACAATATAGAAAACTATATCGATGCTAAGGTATTAGACGATAGCGATAACAGTGTAGTAGAAGTTCAGCTTAAAATTAACAACAATAGTGCACAGATTGAATCGAATGTAGATCTAACTGGCCACACACTGAGAGTAGTGCACAGTAAGTAAAGCATTCAGATAAATACAAATAATAATTCTTGAGGGAGAAACAAAATGGCAACTAAAAAGTTCTATCACGATATTGACATGCTTAATGTTGGTGAACTAAAAGGTGCTCGTTTACAAAATATTACAACGAGTGACAAGACAACATTAGCATCAAGCCTTGGTGCAGGCAATGTTGGTTTACAGGTTTGGGATACAGATCTAGATGCTCCTTATATCTGGGACGGCTCAGCATGGATTAGAGATGCTCTTGTTGTTACAGGTAGTATTATCTACAAAGGTACTATTAATCCAACTAATGCAGACAGTGTAAACAAAGAAAGTGGTTCTCAGTATGCAGTTGACACAGCTGGCACACTAACAGCAACAGGCGTTACATTCTCACCGTCAGGTGTTGTAGAAATTGGTGACATTGTACTTTTTACAAGTGCAACAGAAGCAAGTGTATTTCAACGTAATACCGAAGAAGCAACTGAAACAAGTCTAGGCATAGTAGAACTTGCAACACAAACAGAAGTAAACACAGGAACAGATACATCTAAAGTTATTACTCCCGCAACCCTAGAAGGTTCTGAGCTGTTTACTGTTACTGCACCTGGCACAACTATTAATACAACAGCACAAACACTAACCGGTGCTATCAATGAGCACGAAGCTGATATTGGGACTGTAGGTAATCTTACAACAACAGCAACTGATCTTGCAGCAGCAGTAAACGAACTAGATGCAGAACTAGGTACAATTACATCTGTGGCAATGGGAACAACTGCTTCAACTGTAAGTGGTGCTATTGCAGAACTAGACACATACACAGGCAACGGTGTTACACTCACAACAACAGCAACCAATCTAGCAGCAGCAATTAATGAACTAGATGCAGAGCTAGGTAATATTGATATCTCAGCTATTGGCTCAACAGTTACAGCAGCAATTGCAGCACACGAAAATGATATCGGCGCAGTTGGCGACCTAAATACAACTGCAAGTTCTCTAGTTACAGCAATTAATGAACACGAAACTGACATTGGTAACATGACACTAACAGGGCTTGCTGCTACAGATTTGTCAGCAGCAATCCGTGAATTACGTGTTGATATCGGTGATGTCGGTGCTTCGGGTGCTACGCTTACAACAACAGCAACTGATCTTGCAGCAGCAGTAAACGAACTAGATGCAGATCTAGGATCAATGAGTTTAGATACAACTGCAACTGATGTAACAGCAGCTATTAACGAAGTGCATGGCGAATTGATGAAGCGTTACTTTAATTCATCTCTTACTCTTGTAGCAGATACGCCGTTGACTGTTAATCATGCAATGGGATTATCTGACAAAGATCAATTTACTATCCGAGTTTCAGATAGTTCAGGCGCAAGTATATCCTGTGAAGTTGTTTCTGTTGATACAAATAACATTACAATTGAATCAAGTGTAGGGTTAACTGATGTTCATGTAATGATCATTGGATTCTAATAAAGATTGACCCCCCGTTTAGTATTACTAAACGAGGGGCTTTCTATTTTTATTAGTTAAAAAGGGCTATGCCCTGTCACTTAAAGTATTATTGTATATAGTTATTTATTCTTATTAGCATTGCCACTTACAAATTCATAGAACTTGTTGGCTGTTTCAAGCACTTGTTCAGCACCTGGCACTTCGGGCATTTCAATAGTGGTTACAATCTCGTCACCGTCTTTGGTAACTGTAGTTTCAAAAGCACCCAACTTGGCGTGATAGTCCTGCCACGCTTGGTTCTGTGCAAACTCTAGCACTTTTGTGCGTAGTTCGTAACCGTTCTTGTTTGCTTTCACTTGTGGCATTGCTGCTTTCATCATGTCGGCAAACTGCTCAAAGTTCTTTGTCATATCATTCATAGTTGTTCTCCTGTGTATCTATGTGTGTTACTACTATAGCGTAGTTTTTTATTTATGTCAAGAAAAAAGCGTCTAAATAAAACAGACGCTTGCTTCTATTAGTGTGTAGGATACATGTTGTGTTTGTATTCACTAATACGTTGTGCTTCTTTGTACAACCCTTTATTGCGCAATTCACGGATTGCCATGCAGTAACTACGGTATTCCATTGCTTTGATAAAACGATTCCACATATTATCTCTCCATCAACATCAAGTTGCGGGCTGCTTCGTGATAGCCCAAGCGAGCCAATTCAGCAGCGGCACGTGCCTTGCCCATTGACTCCATGACATTCCAAGTGCCACGGCCAAATGCTTTTAAGCCACTCCAAAAAGGATTGACGGTGTAGTTGATCATTGTTGCTGCGGTCATTATACCCAGCCTCTCAAGTTGCGGTTAACTTGTGCAACTGTTTTGCCTTTTGGATATGATGCGTGTGCAACATGCCAAATATCGCAGCGAGTAAGACCGATGTCATTTAACTCACGGTTTGATAGTTCTGATAGTTGTTTGATTGTATGTTTGATGTTTTTGCGTCTTTGCAGTTCGACATCTAAGTTTTTAAACCAGCTGGCGATGCCGTTCAAGCCAATGATTTCAAATGTGTTTGCTACGATAGTAGTCATTTTTAGTTTCCTATATGTATAAATGTGTAATGCTGCAAGTGCAGCATGTATATATTTAACACATAGTTGACCGTTTTACTAGTGCATTTTGTGCATAGCGCCATGCAGGTTTTTGCAACTGTGCAGATCTGCGCACCTAGAACAATAGGGCAACTGTGACATTGCCCTATTGATTGTTTTTATACTAAGTTACGACGATCTATTGCTCGTCCATATGTTAGACAGTCCATAACATATGCCTGGTCTCCCTGTCGAAACTCTGTTTTCACATAAGTTTCCATTGCTTGTTGTTTTTCTTGTGGTGGTCGTGGTAACGAGACTGTAGTCATCATTACACGACCAATCGTTTTTGCTAGATTGATCATTGTTTTTCCTTTGTAATGATGTCTTGTAAGGCGGACGCCAGTTGTCTTTTCAACTTGTCAGGTCGAGAACTTATCTTGCCGTATTATTTATATATAGTAGTATGATTATTAAATATTTTAAAACTAGGTTGACTAATTTGTTAACGGATGTACAATTTAAATTTAACCGTGTAATACGATAAATATTATTAAGGAAACAACTATGAAGAAAAAAACTAGAAGTATTTTAGAAGAACTTAATAATGTATACGGCAAGCGTAATGCTGACTATCAGATTGACAGTGCTGCAACAAATTTGATTGAAAGTTCAATTAACCTTCTGCAACGAATCAACGAAAATTACGATAGCGAAACCGCAATTGATCTTGAGCGTAGATTTCTTAATAGTATTAAATCGGGCGATCCTAAAAAGTTTCGCCGATATATGAAAAATCTAATTGAATCAAGGAAGACAAATGATTCTTAAAGAAGGCGGCAATGTATTCAAAACACCAGATGAAGCTCTTACCCAGCGCATTGGTACACCTCAAGTAAGACCAACTGTAGATTTTATTCAAAAGATCACAGGACTAGAGTTTATTGATGATGACCTACTTGGCACAACAGGCAAGAAGGTTGATGTCGATGGCACATTTGAAAAGAATTCGTCAGGTGACTTGGATCTAAACACAGACGCAAATAAAATAAGCAAAGAACAGTTGATTGCTAAACTAAGTGCATGGCTTAAGAGCAAAGGTGTTGCTGACGAAGATATTATGAATGTGGGTCGAAAAAAGACAGATGGCTGGATACACAATGCAGGCGATCAAGTACACTTCCGTGCACCCATCCAAGGCGGCGAAGGTTATGTACAGACTGACTTTATGTTCACAGACAATCCAGACTTTCAGCGTGGATCAAAGCGTGGCGGAACAGCACAGTTCAGCGGCAAGGATAGAGCAATGTTCCTATCCAGTGTTGCTAGAGGCAGAGGATTAAAGTTTAGTCCTAAGTTTGGTGTAGTTGATCCTGCACAGGGTGACAAGGTTGTTGCTAACAATTGGGATGAAATAGCAAAGATACTGCTAGCACCTAACGCCAACGAATCAGACACACACACTGTTGAGCGTATGATTGAACTGATCAAAAAAGATCCCAACTACGACACACTGGTAGGTCCTTTTAGAGATGCAATGGCCAAGTCAGGTAGAGAATTACCCGAATCAGAGCTGTCTAGAATCAAACAACTTTCTGGTTTGTAAATAAATACATTATCAACTAAGGATGTATTATGAAAATTAATGAAATTACAGAAAGAGATGTTGACAGTAACTTTGAACTATCGTCTCAGCAAAAAGCAGCAAGCCAAATGGCCCGCAAACTCAAGCGTAGAATTGACATGTCAGACAAGGGCGGCAAGATGCTTAACGATGTTGACTATGTACAACTATCTAGACTAGCAGAACTACTAAACAAGATGGGTTCAGGTGCTAATGAGTTTTCAACTATCAAAGATGTATATGACGAAATGGTTCATAATACTAGAATTAGGAACAAAGGCACAGACGACGACGGTGTTCAGTTTAACAAAAAGACAAAAGACCATGAGCCTGAAATGACAATAGATAGGTTCAAAGAACTTATGGCAATGGCCAAATAAATGTCTAAAAAGTATACTGCATTGGAATGGGCTGCTATCGAAGGCGGCCATCAAATAGAGGAAAAAACAGAATCCTATTCATTCCTGCGTGAGATACATGAATCAAGACACACAAGAAACACAGCAAATCATAAAACCCTAACAGCAAATGATTGTGCTGAAAGAATATATCTAACTATCCTATGCATAGAGATGATGCGCCACAGCAAGTCATCACAAGTATGGACAAGAAAGTATGCCAATCAAACTAGAGGCTTTGACGATTTCAAAGTGTTTAGATTAAACGGCACAGACTTATACAATTACATGTATTTTATATTCTCTAAAGAAGGATATAAAAAACTAAAAGACCCAGAAGGTGCACTAAAAGTCAAAAACACACTCAAAGTGCCAAGCAAAGCTCTTAACCAATACCTAGTTGATATTGCAAAAGGTGAAGAGCCCACTATGGTAACTAGGTTCCTTATGAATCTAGAATCAGGACTAAAGATTACCAATCCAGACTATAAGAATATTAGACGCAGTCTAAGTGATTGGAAAGATACCAAGCTAAAGCCCAAGCAAATTGCTGCAACCAAACTACTGTATGCAGCAAGAGCCAAGCTGAGAGCAACAGATGTTATTGACGACTTTTCCAAATGGGTACAGTTGACCAATGCTGAAACGTATGACGTAGTTGATAATGAACCCGCAGTAAGTGTACCAGATATTGCTATGACAACAGATGATATTGCTCTCTATAGATATCTAGTTGGATCACAGAATTTGGCCATGCTTAAAGAGTTTTTAAAACATGCCAAAGACGGAAGAAGTGTAAGTGCACCTATTATGAAGTCTTATCTGCCTATTATACAGATGATAGATGATATTGTACAAGGTGGTCCAGGGTTTGTACAGAACCTAAAAGTGCTGCGTTCGAGAGCGCAAAAACGCAATAAGTAGTTAATTTTTCTCTTAGAATGATAAATACATTATAAGAAGTTCACAGAGTAGTGAACGGCAATTAGAGAAATTAGGAGAATAATATGCCAGATTTAACAGCAGTCAGCCCATTAGCTGACAATTACAAAAAACACGTTATCGCCCAATCGGGTGTTGGACGCGAACTAATCGTAAAAATCGTTAGTGACAACGATATTACAGATGCAGAACTACAAGCAATGGTTGATTATGCTACACTAGCGCATGGTTCAGGCGGCGCAGGTGACTCAGCATTTACAGTTGGCGCACTAGGTACAGCAGACGGTTCAGCATTTGTTTCAGGTACAACTGACACAGTGTTCCTACGTCTACAAGGCACAGGCGATCTAACAGTTGCAAGTATGAAAGCAGCAGGCGACGACAAGTCAACAGCAGACGGAACAAGTAATGTTTACACAGTATCAATCGAAGTAGTATTCCAGCCAGAACCAATTGGTGTTGATATATCGTAATAGAATCCCTCGCTACCATAAGGGACTGACGTTACAAGGCGTCAATCAAAGAGCTCAGTTTTTACTGGGCTCTTTTTTTATGATGTAAATACATTATGAAATATGAATTAACCACACTAGCTGACATCACTGAAACCAAGGCTAAGTTTGATAAAAACGATCCTGCCTGGCATCAACAGCAAAACTTTCTAACAGTATTACAAACAATTGGTTTACGAGTAAACATAAGCTACAAACATTCAACAGAAGTAATCAATACAACTGCAAAGCAAGCAGGGTTTGGTACTGTGTTCAAAGGCAAGAACAAAGTATGGAAGTTCATATTTGAAACTGATTTTGAAAATGCAACTGACACAGACACTATGACCAAAGACTTTGATATGGTTCCTATTATAACTAACCTAGAGGAGACTGCTGAATTTAAGAATAATATGTTTGAGTCAGTCAATCCCCAACGAAGAAATATAGTCATTAAACCTCTGGAAGATTAAGATAAATAATTATAACATTTTATTGTCGAGGGAATTTAAGATGTCAGATCCATATTCAACGCAACTAGAGAAGGAATCTCTAGAAGCACACGTAGACCTTTGTGCCCTACGCTATCAAAATTTAGATAAACGACTTAACGATGTTGAGACTAAGATCAATGAAGTTCACATTGAGATTAAGACAGGTAATCAAAGTCTAATAAAAGTACTAGTAGGAGCAGCTGGTACAATCATAGCGGGACTATTGAGCACAATCGTTGTCATATTAATGAATACTTAATAACGCTAAATAACTATATGTTATTAAGAGATTTATTTACTACAGAACTAGATGAAAATCAAGTTTGGGCTCGCTCAGGCAAGCAGGTTGTTCGCAAGTATCGTTGTACTGGCGGACAGCGTAAAGGCCGTGTTGTGTCTAACTTTTCACAATGCTTCGCTCCAGTGAACATCAAGAAGCGTCAATCTCTAAAGAAGACAAAAGCTCGTATGGGCAAGCGTATGGCTCGCAAAGCTCAAAAGACCAAAAGAATTAATCCTGCAAGCAAACGAGTGCAGTCAATGAACAAGAGCAAGAGCAAGCGATGAAACTTAGAGAGCTCATTGAAAACGTTGTTCCTACCTTTGCTAAAAGCGGAAATAAAACAGTACGCAAGTATCGTTGCACCAGCGGTAGTCGTAAAGGACGTGTGGTTGCCAAAGCAGCAACGTGTTCGGCACCAACTAATGTAAAGTCCAGTGTATCACTTAAAACTACAAAAGCCAAAAAAGGCTCAAAGATGCAGCAGAAAACACGTCGAACAAAAAGTGCAAATGCTGCAAGTGTAAGATCAACAAAGTTAAATAAAAAAACCAAAAGAACACCAAAGAAGCGTAGTAACTCTAAAAGGAGTAAAAGAATATGAAGATAATGGAAATCATCAATGTGCCCGACAAAGCTGTTACACAGGGAAAAGTAAAACGAGCAAGCGGCACTGAAGTAGAGATTGAAGATCCGAAAAGTCCCGGAGTAACAACTAAAGTTGATCTTAAAAAAGCCAAAGTCAGTACAGACAGTAAAGGTGTCACATCCATCGATACAACTAACAACAAGCCAGGCGGCAGTAACCAACTTAAACCAAACGCCAAAGTTACCCTAGCAACTCCTAAGCAAAGATAATTAAGTTTATGAATACACAGCAATTAATAAATGATCTAGAAGCCATGGTAGATAATATCGTGCCGCTTCCTATTGTCAAAGGCAATAGTATTCGTATTAAACATATAATTGTTCGTAAAACCAAAAAAGGTTACAGTGTATTCAATTGTAAAACCAAACAGCATATTGCTGATACAGTATTTAAAAAAAGTGCCATTGCTATTGCAAAGACAGCAAGTGCAGGAGAAAATTACGTAGATAAAATCGTAAACCTCGACACCAAAGCACTAAAGCACTACAACGATATAACAGTTTATCAACACACACTAAAAAATAACAAGCAAGAATCTATGAAGATGAGCAGACAAGCTAGATTAAGTGATAGTATTGTAGCCAATAACATCGTAGCTCAAGAACTTGAAAATTTTATTTACAATGATAAATACATTTAACTAACTTATAGGAAAGCAAATGCAGATAAGCGAATTTACTAGACCGGTAACATCATCAACATTGAACGAGAGCCTTGCAAAAATGTATGGTGAAAAATTAAATTTAGATAAATTTACAAATGAGCAACTAGAAGACTTCCGTAACCGTCTACGTACAAAACTAAGTCAAGTAGAAACTACTGAAAGCTTTGATGCTGTTTTGAAAGATGCACACCACAAAGAAAAGCTATTCCTAGATATTGTTAACAGTGCTATCGAAGAAAGACATGCAGAAAACAACGGCTCAACTATATCAGAAGGCGCAGAAGACTCAGCAGAGATTGTTATGGCTGGTAAAGATATGGTTGACAAAGTCACAGGTTGGATGGAAGACACAGCTGAAATGCAAACTGAATCAATGCTAGAACTAGCAGATGCTATCCGTGACGAAATGGGCAGTGAGCAAAGTGAATCATTTACTAACACAGTTAAGCCAGCACTAGAAGCAATGTATGCAGCAATGGAAAGCACACGACAGGCACTAACAAGTGGCGTAGGTATCCTAACCGGCGAAGGCGGCGGCATGGATGCAGACATGATGGGCGGTGATGAATTAGATATGGAACCAACTGTTGATGGTGACATGGACATGGACATGGATATGGATACTGACCTAGGTGGCATCGAAGGCGATGACTTTGATGCAGATGCAAGTGCAGCAGGCGGTGACATGGACATGGGTCGTGAAAAGCGTGAAAGCGTAGAGCGTTCAAAAAAAAAGTAAATGAAGCTATTGATACAAATGAACTGTATCAAATACTAGATCACTTAAAGAGTCGTAAGAAATTCAATCTATCAATGGACAAACTAGACTCGCTGATGCGCAAAATGGGGCACGGCGAGTTTACTTTTGATGTATTTAAAGCAGCATACGATTCAGACCCTAAGCTACAAGAAATAGTTAAAAACTTTGACAAAGATAAAATACAACTAAAGTCAAGTGAAGTAGATGATCTAGAACCAACTGACGGCGGCGATGATAACACAGTATCTAACATGGCTAAAAGTGCTAACGATTTAATATAATTCTTATCAGTTTATTTGCATAATTATTAAAAGATATATTCTCAACACTGTGTGTGTTGTGAGATATTCTATTGTATATAAAATCTCTATCTATCATATTTAAATTAAAGTTTTTAAGTATCGGAAGTCCTCTAAGCAATGGTTCTTTTATCATTCTAGAGTTTAGCACAAATACACTCGCACCTGAAGCAAGCATTTCTAAATGATACATACCCAGTGTTTCATTATGCGATGCAAATGCTAGATGTGTTCTACTGTAGATTTCTGCAAGATTCTCGATAGGAATAAACTCGTAATCAAAATGTCCTATATCAGCGATCTCAGTCTCTTGTGTATGATATGTAACTTTTAATTTGTTCCAGTGTTGGTGTGTTTTTATATTGTTTTTAATTGTATACAAAATTTCTTGTATTTCTTTAATACAGTGTTTTCTATCTAGTAGATTATGGTCAACATGTACTCTTAGAGTCTGTTCTTCTTTCTGTTTAGATGTAAACAAATGATTTGCAACAACTTGTCCTAGTTCATAATAATTTTTAGTAGAACCGCTTTCAGTATAATGACCTAGAGTTTGTATTCTCAAGTTATTACTTAATTTTATATTCTTGTCTTCTAGCTTCCATAGCTTTCCGTGTACGATTTCTAGAATAGATCGCATAGAATACTCAATTGCTTTGAATTTTAATTTTGCAAACAGGACATGGTTCACTATTCCTAGATGTATTCCTGCATCAGCACAGACTTTTTTAAATATAAATTCTAAATTCGGATCCTTGAAATCTTTGTAAGTAAATAGCTCAGGAATACAAACAGCTTGTATGTTGATATGCTTGATATTAGAAAGAGATTGATAGATAAAATGAGCTTTCATATCGTCATAGTTTGTGACTAGATCGATGTTATGCAATACGTTGTGATTGCATGGGTAAACTACTAATATATCTATCATACAAATATTTATTGACAAATGCATAAAACTAGTGTATGCTACAAGCATGACATTAATTAAACCCAAATACACGTATGAAAAACTCAAGCGTGTCGAAGTCGACGGTAAACGCAGATATGCAGCACCCGGCGGTCCTCCAGTAGCAAGTGTAACAACTATCCTTAGCGGCACTAAAGATATGACACATCTACATGAATGGCGTAGACGTGTAGGCGAAAAGAAAGCACAAGAGATTACTACTGAAGCAGCAGGGGTTGGTACACGTATGCACCATTACCTTGAAACTTATGTAGAAACAGGCGACTGGCCTACTCCTGGCAGCAATCCCTATGCACAGCAAGCACACATGATGGCAACTGTTATCAAGGAACGTGCTATGGATGATGTAGATGAAATCTGGGGTAGCGAAGTTCCGTTGTATGTTCCAGGCATCTATGCAGGCACAACCGACCTTGTAGGACAGTACAAAGGTCAGCCCTGTATTATGGATTTTAAACAGACAAACAAGCCCAAGAAACTAGAATGGGTTGAAGACTACTTTCTACAGCTTACAGCATATGCACTAGCACACAACGAAATACACGGAACTGATATCCGTGAAGGCCATGTGTTTATGTGTAGTCGTGCAGGCGAATATCAGCAGTTTGATATTTGGCCTGATGAGTTTGCAGAATGGGAACAAGAATGGTGGAATAGGTGCCGCCAGTATTACGAGAAACACGGATAAATACTACTATAAGAACTTAGGAGTAGTAGATGGCTGTTGTTTCCCTTTCAAGGATCCAAGTAAGAAGAGGCAAGAAGAACGAAGGATCTGGCTTGCCTCAGTTAGCAAGCGGTGAACTTGCTTGGGCATTAGATACACAAGAAGTATATATTGGTAATGGCAGTGTTGCAGAGGGTGCACCTGCTGTAGGAAATACTAAACTATTAACCGAAAAAGACAATATTTTAGCATTTGCTACTTCATATGAATACAAAGCTAATACAGCTTATTTGCTTACAGGTCCTACGCTAACCAGCGGAGTAAAGCGCAGTCTACAGGACAGACTAGATGATTTTGTAACAGTAAAATCGTTTGGATGTTTAGGCGACGGCACTGATCAAACAGATAAACTACAACGTGCAATTGATCAAATATTTTTAAATCCTGCATCTCTACTAGATCTCACAGCAAGAACAACTATCAAAATACCAGCAGGTGATTATGTTGTGTCAAGCACAATTACTCTTCCTCCATATGTAACTATTGTTGGTGACGGCATTGAAAACACAATAATTAGAAAATCAACAGCTGGACCAGTGTTTAAAACAGTAAGCAGACAAAGTTCAATAGGAGCACCTGTAACATATGATGTTAATACAACTAAAGAAAATCAAAGCAATAACGTATCACTGTCTAATCTAGCAATACAATGTGCAGATGATACTGCTATTGACTTATTTGCTTCAAGAGATTGTAAGTTTACTGATCTTAAAATCACAGGCGGTTGGGCACACGGTGATACGTATGACAATAATAACTGTGGTATTAGAATGAATAGTAATGCTACAGTTACAACACGAAATAACAAATTTCACAACATTAAATTTGAAAATGTATCATTTGGTATCTACTCAGACTTTAATGCAACTAGTAATTTAGTTACTGAATGTACGTTTAATGAAAATTACATCGGTGTTGCATTAGGATGGGGATTTAATATTGATATAGGTCCACTTGCTATCTTTGGAAGTCCTGGACAAACAGTTGGTCCGTCTAATAATAATATAAGTAAATGTGAATTTGATATGATTGCACATGAAGGAATATTTTACGAAAGAGGCGATGATAATATATCTAATCACAACAATTTCTTAGCAGTAGGATACCCACTAGATGGTGCTGGTCCTGATGTAGATAGACTGTCTCCAACTACTGCAATGATTAGAATCGGTGATTCTACTAGAGGAAACAAAAGTGTAGATGATTATTTTTCAAGAACTAGAGAATATTCTCTAGAAGGTGCATACTTTAATACTCCGTATATTCCTGAAATACAAGGACGACACGAGACACAGTTCGGACACGATCGTTTGAATCTTGCCCCGAGCGGTACACCCACTGTAATTTTACAAATTCCATCAGATAGACCAAAACGTGTACAAATTGACTACATCTACACCAATACATTCGAAAGTATTGTTCAAACTGGGACGCTAATGGTGCTTATAGATCCAGCAGGTTCAGGACAACCTGCAAATCTAAACAATGAGTATGATTACTCAGGCCCATTAGGATTTAGTCAGTCAATTGCATTTACAACAGAATTGTTTAATGTTGACAATACGAACTTGACATATGAAACACTTGGTGTTAGTGTAGTATGTAATATACCAAGCACTGGAGAACTTCAGTTCTCTGTTAAAACTATAGGTTAAGATGTTCGATAAAAAATATGAAGATAGACTATTACTCTGGCGGCAGTTTCGAGAGTCACTGGAAACGAGTGATCACCCTCTACAAGATGTAGTAGACTATTATCTAGCGGCACCTCTAGTATCTATACAAACTGACCCTTATGATAACACAAAATGGCCTACTCCTTGGGAAATAATAAAGGAAAATAATTACTGTGACTTCGTTAAAATACTTGCAATTTCTTACACTTTGCAGTTATGTGAGCGTTTTATAGGAGAGGACTTTGAGATAAACATTGTAAGAGATAATAAAAGATCTTCAACAGAATATCTCCTGTTTGTGGGCGATATGTGCATAGGATATGACCGACAACATGTAGTACCACGAACTAAATTACCAGACCATTTAATACTCGATACTAGCTATAAAATGCCGTCGTTAGATTAAATATATCACATAGAGGAAAAGAAAAAATGATTCAAGTTACTAAACGCGACGGGCGTCGTGAACCGTTAGATATTGAAAAGCTACATAAAGTAGTCTTTTTTGCATGTGAAGACATTACAGGAGTTAGCCCGAGCGAAGTAGAAATCAAGAGTCAGATTCAATTCTTCAACGGTATGACAACCAAAGAGATTCAAGAAACTCTTATCAAAGCAGCCGCAGATCTTATTAACGAAGATACTCCTAACTATCAGTATGTAGGCGGCAGACTTATTAACTATGCTCTACGTAAAGAAGTTTACGGTGAGTATGAACCGTTCCATGTCAAGCAGTTGGTTGAGCGTAACATTGATCTAGGCTTTTACGATCCAGAACTGCTGGGCTACTACAGTGACGAAGAGTGGGACACTATCAACGGTTTTATAAAACATGATCGAGATGTTAATCTAACCTATGTAGCAATGGAGCAACTGAGAGGAAAATATCTGTGCCAAAACAGAGTTAACGGACAAATATTTGAAACTCCTCAGATGTGTTATGTTCTTATTGCAGCAACACTGTTTCAAGGATATCCAAGAGAGGAAAGACTAAAATGGGTCAAAGAATACTATGACGCTATTAGTTTACACGACATTAGCTTACCTACGCCCGTTATGGCCGGCGTTCGTACGCCTCAGCGTCAGTTTAGCAGTTGCGTTCTTATTGAGTCTGACGATAGTTTGGCTAGTATCAACGCAACTAGCGCATCTATTGTCAATTATGTAAGTCAAAAGGCAGGCATCGGAATCGGTGGCGGCAAAATACGTGCAATCGGTTCTCCAGTACGCAGAGGTGATGCATATCATACAGGTATTATTCCTTTTTATAAAATGTTTCAAAGTGCAGTAAAGTCATGCAGCCAAGGCGGTGTCCGCGGCGGCGCAGCTACTATCTATTATCCAATTTGGCACTTAGAAGCAGAAGAACTTCTTGTACTAAAGAACAACAAAGGCACAGAAGACAACCGTGTACGACACATGGACTACGGTGTGCAGTTTAACAAATTGTTCTATGAAAGACTAATTACTGGCGGCGATATTACTCTTTTCTCGCCTAGTGATGTACCTGGTCTATATGACAGCTTCTTTGCAGATCAGGAATTATTTAGACAACTGTATGAAACAGCAGAAAGAAATAAGAAACTACGCAAGAAGGTAGTAAAAGCAGTTGACTTGTTTAGTTCATTCATGGAAGAACGCAAAAACACAGGCCGCATCTACTTGCAAAATGTAGACAATGCAAACGAGCACGGAAGTTTCCTTCCTGAAGTTGCACCTATTAGACAGAGTAATCTGTGTGCTGAAATTGACTTGCCTACCAAACCGCTGAAAGATCTAAACGACCCAGAAGGTGAAATTAGTTTGTGCACACTGAGTGCAATCAACTGGGGTAATATCAAAGATCCGAGTGACTTCGAACGTGTGTGCCGTCTAGCTGTACGTGGACTAGATGCACTACTGAGCTATCAGAACTATCCTATCCTAGCTGCACAGTTGAGCACAGAGAAGCGCCGTCCTCTAGGCGTTGGCATTATTAACTTTGCCTATTGGTTGGCAAAACGTGATATGAATTATCAGGATGTCGATGCAGCTGGACTTGCTCTTATCGACGAATATGCAGAAGCATGGAGTTACTATCTAATCAAAGCTAGTGCTGATCTAGCAGCAGAGCAAGGCGCACCAAGCGGCAATATGGAAACAAAGTACGGACATGGTATTACACCTAACCAAACATACAAAAAAGATGTTGATGAACTTGTTCCACACATGGAACGCATGGATTGGGCAGGACTACGTGAGCAACTCAAAGCAACCGGTATTCGCAACTCAACACTAATGGCACTAATGCCAAGTGAAACAAGCGCACAGATTGCTAATGCTACAAACGGCATTGAGCCTCCACGCTCGCTTATCTCAGTCAAGCAAAGCAAGCACGGTGTACTCAAGCAAGTTGTTCCGGAGTACAAGCGTTTGAAGAATAAATATGACCTGCTATGGGATCAACGTTCGCCGGAAGGCTACTTAAAAATTATGGCAGTGCTCCAAAAGTATATTGATCAAGGAGTTAGTGTAAACACAAGTTACAATCCAACTTTTTATGCTGACGAAAAGATTCCGATGAGCGTTATGATGCAACATTTGATAATGTTTTATAAATATGGTGGGAAACAATTGTACTACTTCAATACATACGATGGTCAAGGCGAACTTGATGTTGGCAAGCTAATGGAACAAGAACTTGCACCTAGTGAAGTCGATGATGAAGATTGCGAAAGTTGCACCATCTAACACTTAAAAGACTTAAAGATTGACACACTGCTTGCAGTGTGTTATAAACAACTATATAAACATACAAGGATACACACATGAGCGTTTTTGACGTTGACAACCGAGTCGATCACACACAAGTAACAGCATTTTTCGATCCATCAGGTGGACCGACTATTCAGCGTTACGACACATTAAAATACAAAACATTTGATAATTTGACTGATAAACAGTTGGGGTTCTTTTGGCGACCAGAGGAAGTAGACATCTACGCAGATGCCAAAGACTTTAAAGGTCTTACAGAGCACGAGCGTCACATCTTTACTTCAAATCTCAAGCGTCAAATTCTGCTAGACAGTGTACAAGGTCGTGCACCTGTTGAAGCGTTTGCTCCTATTGTATCGTTACCAGAGATCGAAAACTGGATCCAAACATGGACGTTCTCAGAAACTATTCACTCACGTAGTTACACACATATTATTCGTAATGTATATTCAAATCCAAGTAAAGTATTTGATGAACTAATGGACATCAAAGAAATTGTTGACTGCGCAGGCGACATTTCAAAGTACTACGATGATTTGATTGAAATGAGCATGTGGTACAACCTTCTAGGCGAAGGCACACACCAGATTACTAGCAATCGTGAAGCACGTAATGTAACAGTAAATCTTTATGAACTAAAGAAACTACTGTGGCTTACACTAATGAGTGTTAATATTCTTGAAGGTGTCCGTTTCTATGTAAGCTTTGCATGTAGCTGGGCATTTGCAGAACTCAAGAAGATGGAAGGCAATGCTAAAATTATTAAGCTTATTGCTCGCGATGAAAACTTGCACCTAGCAAGTACACAGATGTTGCTAAAGATTCTTAAAACAGACGATCCGGACTTTGCTAAAATTGCTGAAGAAACAGAAGATGAATGCATTCAAATGTTTGTTGATGCAGTTGATCAAGAAAAGGCATGGGCAGATTATCTGTTCAAGGACGGCTCAATGATCGGACTAAACACAGAATTGTTAAGTGATTATATTGAGTGGATTTGTACACGTCGAATGACAAATGTAAATCTAAAGTCGCCCTACAAAGTCCCACAAGCAAACCCGCTACCTTGGACACAGAAATGGATCTCTGGTGCAGAAGTACAAGTGGCACCACAAGAAACAGAAATCAGTTCGTATGTAATTGGCGGAACCAAACAGGATGTTTCAGAAGACACGTTCAAAGGATTTAGCTTATGATACAAATATGGGGTAAACCAAATTGTCCTTTTTGCGAACAAGCAAAAGCATTTTGTGAACAAAATCAACTTAACTTTGAGTATCGCGAACTTGATATTGACTTTACTCGTGAAGAAGTGCTTGAGAACTTTCCAAGCGCAAAAACATTCCCACAGATCATAGTCAACGGCACAAAGATCGGTGGCTATGATAAACTTAAAACATATATTGAAGAAACAGGTTACAACGGAACAGGACACACATTATGATTTTAGAAAAACCCTATGGAGTAAGTGATACAGTAACACTAAAAACATCAGCAGGCGAAGAGCTTGTGGGACGGTTTGTCAGTGAAGATGCACAGGGTATCACTCTAAAGAAAGTAATGGCAGTAATTGCACATCAACAGGGAGTAGGACTTGGGCAATTTGCTTTTACACTTAACCCAGACAGCGAAGTGACTTTTAATAAACACAGTTTGCTACTGGTATGTAGAACTGACAATGAAATGGCCAAACAATATATCAGCAGCACAACCGGTCTTCAGTTATAAATACTATGTAAATAATTTAAGGAAGACAAATGGCAATATCTACAGATACAACAACTATACCAGATACCACTATTGTAGTAGACGATACTAATACAGGTATTGCTATTGATTATACAGCGTTTTACGAAAGAATTGCCACTGCAATGGAAACTATTGCAACTAACAGTACAACCATTGCAACTAACAGTACAACTATTGCAGCAGAAATAACAACACTAGACGATCATATTGAGCGTTTAAAAGAGTTAGGAGATCATCCAAACGGTCCTGGAATTAGGACTGTGGCACCATACGGTTTGATGAGCACTGCAATACTATACCACTTATATGTAAACCAAGGGCAGATTCTAGAAGACGGTGACGTATCAAAACAAGAAAAAACAGATTCAGTAAACAAGTATCAAGGGATTATTAACGATTTAATTAAAAACTTCGATCCAACTCAAGGAGGTTTCTAATGCCACTATGGGCAGTTGATGGTGATCCTAATACACACGGCGGAGGAAATTTAATCCCTGCTAATCCTAAAACTGTATACATTGAAGGAATAAATGTAATCGAACACGATGACCCGGCGGCACCTGACGGATTATGTCCAGCTGCACCGCATTGTAGTCCAGGAACAGCAGAAGGTTCACCTAATGTATTTGTTTATGGCAATCCAGTTCATAGACACAGTGACAGTCGAGTATGCGGTGCTACTACAATTGTTTCTAATCAAAGCACAGTCTTTGCTAACGGCTAAAGAAAATATTAAACTTAGAGCAGTTTAAACTTGACAATCCACAATACAGATGTTATATTAACTTATAAGGAGAAATAGAATGAGCGAACAATCACAACACGATCAAATCGTACAGGCGTTTAACAACTACCTTGCTGAGTCGGAGACATTTGAAGAAAAAAATGTTAAAGCCGCAGCAGCTCGTGCTCGTAAGGCACTTGGCGATCTAGGTAAATTGACAAAAACACGCAGAGCTGAAATTCAAGACCGTAAGAATTCTCTCTAATGTCAACAGAATCTGCACATTATCTAAAAGGAATTGCAGACCGAATGTTTGCGTATGATAGCATACGTGAATATGTACTAGACTTTATAGCCGACCGCAATATCTATGATGAAGAAATTACATTAAGTTTACTTGTGGTCGGTTTTTTATGGGAAGCCGAGCAGCGGAATGAAATATTGTCAGAAGCAGACGTAAGTCTGCTGTTGGGCGCTGAAGAAGATGAAGACTGGAGTTTAGACGACTTGGACCCAGGCATACATTTTCAACTAGACGAAGATAGATCAGATCTTAAACTCGACGATCTATTAGATCTAGTATACTATGAACTGATAACAACTGACCCTGAAGACGAATAACCAATCTTAAGAGGCACAAATGAAAAGTTTATATGCAGCACTTGTTGTATTACTAATGACCACAACCGTTCGAGCAGAACAACAATTTGTAGGATATTCTCCAGACAACTTTCCACAAGAATATTGCCTAGCACTAAACATCTATTATGAAACAAGAAATTCTACACTAGCTGATGCTGCTGCTACTGCTGATGTAGTGTTGAACCGTGTACAAGATACACGCTATCCGAATACAGTATGTGAAGTAGTAAAACAAGGCATAAAGAATGCCGACGGCAGTATGAAACGCAATGCATGTCAATTTTCTTGGTACTGTGATGGTAAAAATGACCGTCCTCAATTAAGCGATGCATGGATTAAAGCACAGACTACTGCATGGGCATTCTTAAATCTCAAACACTTTCGAGGCATCACAGAAGGAGCAACACACTATCATGCTCACTATGTAAATCCTCGATGGGCAAGAAGTTTAGTACTGGTAGGTACTATTGGAGCACATAAATACTACCGATGGGATTAGATACCTTAACAAAATACTGGGAGAGATAGAAAATGAATGTACAGGCAGGCGACAAAGCGGTAATTGTATTTTCAATTAATCCCAGTAACATAGGACGTATTGTTAATGTAGCAGAATATATAGGTAAGTTTGAAGCTGGCGAGCAGTTTGAAGCATACGGGATGACATCAACTTGTCTTGTACATGATCACTACTGGTGGATCGAAGCAGAGGATCTAACTATTCAGTTAGGTCCATCGCCTAAGGCGTATATTGCTGACAGTTGGCTACGTAAGATTGTACCACCAAAAGAAACTGTAACGACCAAAACTGAAAAAGATATTGACATCTTTGCGTAAGATGTTATATTAGTGTTGTAACAACAAAAGGAACATCACAATGATGCCATTAGCAATTATTGGTTTGCTAGTTGTAGGTGCAGTAATTGGTGCAGGTGTGTATTACCTACTCAACAATGTAACTCTAAACAAGGGCAAGCGTAAATGAAACGACCCAACAAAGCAGACTATACTAGTCAATATCAATACGATAACGATATGGATGATTATCGTGCATATATGCAAAGGAAACAAATGATGCGAACAGGAATTACCATCGGCGGAGCAGTAGTTGCAGGTCTTATCGGCCTGACTGTGCTTGGAGGATCTTGGTACACAGTTGACCAAGGTGAACGCGGCGTTATTCTACGCAATGGTGCTATCACCGGTACAGCTGATCCAGGACTAGGATTTAAGATGCCTATCATTGACAAGGTAGTTGACATTGACGTTCGTACACGAGCAAACTTGTACGAAAACGTAATGGCATACAGTCGAGACCAGCAAACAGCAGGACTAAATGTCAGTGTTAACTATCGTGTACCAGCAGACCAGGTGCTGAATGTGTACGAAAACTATGGTAGTGTTGATGCACTGCGCAGTCGTATCCTTGACCGCAAGGTGTTTGATGAAGTTAAAAACGTGTTTGGTCAGTTCAATGCAGTGACAGCTATTCAAGAACGTGCTCGTCTTGTAGCAGAAGTACAGATGGCAATTCAAAATGCTGTTCGAGGTCCAATCATTATTGAGAGTGTGCAGATTGAAAACATTGACTTCTCAGATGCTTATGAGAACTCAATCGAACAGCGTATGCTAGCAGAAGTCGAAGTTCAAAAGATTCAACAAAACGCAGAACGTGAAAAGGTGCAAGCTGAGATCAAAGTGATCCAAGCACAAGCTGACGCTGATGCTCGTGTTGCACAGGCAAAGGCCGAAGCAGAAGCAATCACACTCAAAGGTAATGCAGAAGCAGGAGCAATCAATGCCCGAGGACAAGCACTTCGAGACAATCCTACATTGATTGATCTTGTTAGTGCAGAACGCTGGAATGGTGTATTGCCAACCACAATGGTTCCTGATGCAACAGTACCGTTTGTTAACGTAAAGTAAACTAAAAAAGATTGGGGCCTTAGGGCCCTTTTCTCTTGACTAAACGTTGTGTTCAGTTTATAGTAAACTATGAGAAAAATGTCAATCGAGGCTATCATGAGCTACTACAGCAGAACTATGGAACGTCAGCGTAGAGAAGAAAAACGGCGTAGACTAAACGGCAAACAAAACAAGCGGCAACTAATGCGTGAAAGCGACTTCCTCAAGTTGCCTAAAATTGTGCTTCAGTATTACACAGTGACCTTTAAACCGTTTACTCGCGATTACTTTGAGCGCAGAACTACATGGTTCTATCTCAAAGGCATCAAGTATGTAGGCGATCAGTATGCACACTACGAGTATCCACAGCACTTGCTAAAGCGTCTAACAGGTGTACACTGGCATAACACTAATCAGCGTGATTACCTGTACAAGTACAACGAGCAAGGTGAACTGGTAGTAAGAGCAGGATTGCGCCAACCTGAAAGTCGTTTTGGACTTGCAACATTTAGAGAGAAGAAAAAATGACTTATTGGGCGACACTATGGTATGCGGGCAGTGTGGTAATTACACTTGGCTCAGAAGGACAGACACTGAACGATTGTAATCTGCTTGGACGGGTAATGATGTTGGACATTGCCGCTGCCTATGTAGATCCTGCTAAATCAGCAGAACTTGAGGCGAGCGTGTTCCCTACAGCAGACCAGTTTAGTTTTACTTGTGAGACAGAACGCTTGCCTATTGATGAGAGATATATGAAATGACAGCACAAGAAGCGGCAAAACTATTACTAAGTGGGTTTGAAGATCCTGACTATGGCGATGCTAATATTCCAGGTTTTAGAGAAATCAACTGGCAAAAGGTCTATACAGCAATGACTGAGGATCACCAAGAAAGTTTAGATATTTGTGGTGTCCACGATTGGCCTAGTACTTTGATTACTGCTCTAACTGAAATTGCCGGAGAAGCAGAATGAACTGGTATGAATGGCTCGGTTACCACGGTATGGATATTGATACTGGTGAAGACTCACTTGACCTTATGAAGAAAGCATATGTAGCTGGTCTTCAAACTGCATATGATCAAATGTACATGAATGAAGATGGTGATTACGACTTTGTTATGCGGAGATTGAAAAGTTTGATTGAGGAAAGCAAATAAAACAGTATCCCCTTAAGTTTAAACAACAAACGGCACAACCATGTCTAAGCCAATTGAAATCAGCAAAGCGCAGTGGAGTAAACTAGTCAATCAACTGTCGCAGGACTATCCTCGCAGTACTGTATTACTGCGCAACAAGATGAAGCAGAAGTTGGGCTTTACTCCCCGCGAATACAAACACTGGGACGACAGCATAGGCAAGTATGGCGGCTATCGTAAAAACTGCATCATGCTTGACTTCTACTCAGAAAAGAAACGCACCTTTTTTATTATGAAATACTCAGAATATATTAGCAAGGAACAAATTGATGACAACTTCTAAATCACGTGTATACATCTGTATGTGGGACGAAAACGGCTTTGAAGTTATCAAAGACTGTACTTCTTGGGAGCGTGATACCTTCCTCAACACCATTGCTGGCAAGGATCTAACACCTGCCCCTGTTAATCTACAGGCTATGACAATGCGGGCTCGTTTCAATCCTCAACGGGCATATGAAATTTGGACATTTAACACAGTAGAAGAACTTGACGAAGAAGCAGTGTGGGAGATTGCAAATGAACATCCGCAGGCACTGGTTAACATGATCCGTGAAAAAGGCAAGCAACTTTATGCTAACAGTAAAAACGCAGAGGCGAGAATACAATGATACTACCGAAAAACTTCTTGACAAACACCTAATACTAGTGTATAAATATGTATTGTAACGTTGAAGCCGATCAGCGACGGAGTAGACCGGGGTT